AGCAGATGGAGATGTCAGTAAGCCTTCTCCGGCAGCTCAAACTCGCAACAGTTCTCTATTTTGATGAGCATGAGAATCCACTTGACTACCAGTATCCATACAATAAATCAAAACTCAATCATTGGATGGATCATAATGATGTTCAGGGTTTTTTTTTGAATCTGCCGGAGTATGCCTATCTACCCTCTTTGACAGAGTACAGTCAGAATTTCCCGAACTATTTGCAGGCCGAAACTCTGCAAAGCCTAAACAACCTGAAACACATTATTGGACTTCAGTTGTCCGACAGCATAGACAAAGATTTGATGAGCAGTTTAGAGTCTCAGGTGGAGATCCTGCAAGAGCTAAATTCCTGGTCGAAAGGCCAATCTATGAATACTATTTGATTGTCAGTAGCTATATTGCAGCTGCAAAGAAGAGTAAGGTTAATAAGGGTTAGAACAGTTTTTTTAGAATTGCTAAAAGGCCATCCAATTTGGGTGGCTTTTTTATTGCCTATCTTTGAGACTTAATTCACAGCCGATGGCAACTATCTCCACGAATGACATAAAAATCAGGTATGACATTGACCTGAGTAAGCTTCAGCAGGCTGCTGATGCCTTTGATAAAATCACATCAGAGGAAAGACAACTGCTTAATGAGCTTGGTAAACTAAAGAAGCAATTTGATGCTGCTGGTATTTCTGCTCAAACAGCTGCCCGGAATGCCAGTAGTGGTCTTAGTGATATTGAAAAAGCTACACAAAGGGCAGGTAATGCTATAGTAACCTACTTTTCAGTAAGCAAGATTTATGACTTTGCAAAGGCTGTTATCAAAACCACGATTGAATTTGAGGCACTTAGAAAGGCTATAACTTTTACATCAGGTTCAATTGAGGCTGGTGCTGCCAATATGCAGTTTTTGCGTGAGGTAAGTAATAGACTTGGAATAAGTTTAGAGGCTGCTGCATCTGGATTTAAAGCCATTAGTGCAGCTGCAACACAAGCAGGCTATTCAAATTTACAAACTCAGAAGATTTTTGAAAATATAAGTAAAGCAGTTGCTGCATTTGGTTTAAGTAGTGAAGATGCTTCTGGTGTATTTCGTGCGCTTTCTCAAATTATTTCAAAAGGAACTGTTCAGGCCGAAGAATTGCGTGGACAAATTGGAGACCGCATTCCTGGGGCATTTAGCATAGCAGCAAAAGCTATGGGAGTTACCGAAAAGGAACTGAATAAGCTGATGTCAACTGGTAAGGTTACCGCTGCTGAATTTGTAATTCCTTTTACCGATGCACTTGGTAAGATGTCTGAGCAGGCCTCTACTCTTGATTCAATGGGTAAAGGAATGCAAAGATTCTCTAATGCATGGCAAAAGATGATGGAAACATTAGGTAGGCAAGTTGATGAAAATGTAGGAATCGGCAGGTTTGTTAATGCATTAACAAGAACACTTGATTATTTATCTACAAGCACTCAGACTGCTATGCAGGCTCAGGAAAAGGCAATAGGTGAAGGATATCAGGCAATAGTAAATTCTGAAATAGTTAATTACGATAAAGCTCAACAAGAAAAGGTAAAAATTGCCGTAGAAAGGCAGATTGAATTAACCAAGGCTGAACTTGATGGAGCAAATGCAAGACTTATATCACAAAAGAAAGAATTGGCTGAATCAAGCCCATTCAGGTTATATGGAAGGCAAGTAATGAGAGCCAATATCAGAGCAATTGAAGATGAAATTGAGGCAATAAATAATAGAATTGGAAAATATCAAGGCGAATCAAAAGCACTTGATGAGTTAATAAATAAAAAGGAAAAACTAAATCAAGTTCAAGTAGACCCAAAAGTATTAAAACAGGAATATAATGACAGACTAAAGGTTCTTGAATTGCTGAAGCAACAGAGGATTTTACTTGGCGAGCTTTACAATGACCCACTTGCCAAGATTGGAGCAGAAAAAGCATTTCAAGAAGCAAAACTTAATCTTCAGAAAGAATATGCACAGAAAGGTCTTGATATAACTGATGAAGAAATAAAGGTTACCAATCTAACCAGGTTAAATGCTGAAAAGGAATTTAACCAGCAGGCAAAGGCTCTCAGAATGGATAACTTCAAGGATGTAGTAAAGACTGAAGATCAAATCAGGAAAGAAAGAGCCAAGACAATGCAAGATGGTGTCAAGGATGCCATTTCTGCTAATGATAAGATTGCTGCCAACAATGCTGAGATGATCAGAATAATGAAAAAGGAAGAGCAGGAAAAACAGGATATTATTTACAAATCATTCGAGCTTGCACAGACATTATCAGATGGAGCATTCAGCCTATATCAAGCAAGATTAACCAATGAGATGACATTAATTGGTAAGAGATATGATGAAGAAATTAGGCTTGCAGATGGCAATCAACAGAAGATTGACCAACTAAATCAGGAGAAGGCTGCAAAAGAGAAAGAGATTAAGACTAAGCAATTCAAGGCTGATCAGGCTGCATCAGTTGCCAGGATTATATTCGGTTTAAGTGAGCAATTAATCAAGTACGGTGCTAATCCAGCCACTGCTCCATTAGCTGTATTAGCCGGGGCAATAGCAGCTGCACAAATAGGCATCATTGCTGCCACTCCTGTACCAGAATTTGCAGAAGGTACAAAAGGCAAACCATTCAAAGGAGGTAAGGCCATTGTGGGTGAGCGAGGGGTTGAAAAAGTTGTGACTGAGTCCGGAAAAGTCTACTTCACACCACCTACTGCAACTCTTGTTGACCTTCCGAAGGGATCTCAGGTAATTCCTAACCATGCATTGAGTAGGCAAGAACTATTCCTGGCTAATCATTATTCCAACCGGAGCAATAGTTCAGCATCTCCTGTAGTAGGTAAGCTCGATGAACTTGGCAGCATCCTTCGTGGCTTACCAATCACTCAGGTGAGCATGGATGAGAAAGGGTTTGAGAAGTTTATAAGAACACCAAGGAGGACAACTAAAATACTCAACAACAGATTCAGAAGTGATTCATGATAGTTTTTATTGGTTAAAATTATGGCAAAGAGCCTCTGCATTGCAGGGGCTTTTTCTTTTTACCTTTGTCATATGGCAAACTGGAGTTTTTACCTTGATGGCAATGAAGTAGAAGAACCTATTGGCTGGGATGCCATTGAGTTCACCGCAATACGGATGGATAGTAGTGGCATTGACCAACCATTCAGCACAGAAGTGCGCTTCTATGAGCAAGGAGCAAAGTACATCAAGCAGATTTATGATCAGTACTTCATCAATCAACCTATTGCCATTACCATTACTTCAGATGTAGGTGTCAATGGTGAGCCTTATGAGTTTCAAGGCTTCCTTAACATGGCAATCTATCAGGAGCATAATGTATGCGACACTGATACCTGGGAGATAACTGTAGGCATAATTGATGACAACTTCAGAGAGCAGTTCAAAGCCAGAATGGATGTGGAACTTGACTTGACAAATCAAGTTGACCTGAATGGTGATGCAATTGATGCTTTGACTTTCAAAAACATTAGGCTGCATAGGCAGGACTTATACTTGCAGGCCAACGGTAAGAACTTAGCCGAAAGCAGCACCTTCCTGAGGAATGGAACTCTTGGAGTTGGTTTCAATCGTTATGCTATTGTGCCAACATACTGGCAGCAAAAGGACTTTGTTGATAATTATGGAAGCGCATTAGATACCAATGTCATCTATATTGAGGGCATAGGTAACCTTGGTGATTCTCCAATATTTGTAAACAATTCAAGCTACTCAAGGACTTTTAAGTATGAAATCAACATAGACTTCACCATAACTAATAATACCGGAGGCAATATTGATATGGTGTTTGGACTTTACCAATATAGCGGTAATATTGAGCAGCCTATTCCTCCATCCATTACTCTGTGGAATCCTACGGTAGATCCTTATGAGGTGATTAATTACAATCCATCCTATTCAGGATATTTAATCATTGCTCCTGGAATAAAGTTGTCATTGCTATTTGCTCAGACATCATTTAGTGCAGCTCCAGACCCATCAATTACGGTTGACATCCATCAAGGCTACACAATAAACTTATCTGAAATTAATGCAGGAGACTATGCCAGCACCGCCAACTGCCTGACCATTGAGAAATGGCTGAGAAGGTCAATCTATCTTATGACCGGAAGCAATAACAAACTGCTATCTGATGTATTCAGTGAGGCTGATGGTGGCTGCTATTGGAATAATGCACTCACTAATGGCCTAAGATTGAGGCAGGCTGAGTGGCAATTTGGATTAGG